ATGAACGCGGGTCAACCTGAGTTCACCCCTGCCGAGGAGACGTGGCTCGCCGAGGTTGAGCTGACACACAAGGTGCCTCTCAGCGCTGAGCAGAACGCCGAGGTGCTGCGATTTTTCAGATCAGCGACGCCGGCCGATGCCGCGCACAATGCGTGCCCCCCTGGTAAAAACATCACGTGACCGAGACGGATGCAGTAGAGCAGAACCCATCACCGCGACTGCCCAGGAAGCGACTGATCGTAGTCGCGGCCGTGGTCTTCGTCGTAGCCATCCTTGCCTTCGGGGCCTGGGCGTTACTTCGCGACACTGAGCCTGACGCGTTCGAGCTAAGAGGCTCGGTCGGAATCGTCGACGGGGCGAGGTCCACTGTCAGCGGCGGATGCGAAGGAAAGGGGGGCTACGACGACCTTGCGGAAGGTGCTTCGGTCACGGTTTCGGACGCCTCGGGAACCACGGTCGCCACTGGCAATATCAACGACAGCACATACATCGACGGCGCGTGCCTTCTGAGTTTCGCTTTCGATGTCCCTGCAGGGAGCGACTTCTACAAAGTGGAAGTCAGTCACCGCGGAGAAGTGACGTATCCGGCCGATCAAGCGCGGTCCGGCGTGTTCATGACCATCGGAGGTTAATGCCCCACACAGCCGATGACCGGCACCGTGCAGTCACGTTGGTCACCGTTCGACTTCGAGGTCAGTGCGTGCACCCCGACCCGGACGATTGAGCACCCACTCGTCGATCGTGGACTCAAGCCAGCCTCGACGACCGGCGATTTCCGCGTCGGCCTCAGGGAGCTTGTACCGACTCATGGCGTTGTCGCTGACGCCGATACGCTTGGCGAATTCTCCGCGAGACAAGTATCGAATAGTCATTTTTTCTCCTGAGTAAGAAATACGCGAAGCCCGGTTACCTATAGATGATACACGACGGTAGTGCATAGTGCAAGTCGGGAAACAGCTACCGGGTGGGGCCGAAGCCCCACCCCCTCAGGCTGCCGTCAGCCAGGGGCAGAGCTGGTAGCTGGTGCCCTGGGTTCCGGTCTCGTCCAGCCACTCGGTGGCGGTCTCGATGTCCACGGGAGCCTCAGTGCCCTCGTCCTCGTTGTAGGCGGTGATGGCTGCCAGGGTGGCCTTGATGTCGAAGTGGCGGGGGCTGAGGCCGGCTGCGGTGATGATGTTGGCGAGTGTCTCTGCGGTGATCATTTCGTTCTCCTTTGTGTTGTTCTCTCTTATGTCTATAACTATACACGCCACTCGTGCACAGTGCAAGCCCAAATGGAGAATTATTCCAAATTTCTTTTTCTGGAATTAGAGTTGCACAATGCACGGTGGCCGTGTATCGTCTATAGGTAACCGGGCTTGACCATTTAGTTTCGAACGCAGAAAAAGCGCCCCCGCCTCGACTGAGACGGGGGCTCTCCTTTGGCCTTGGTGGCTACCGGGGCAGTGCCTCGCCCGGGACGATGCCGCCTTCGGGGGTGACGTCGCCCGGCTCGGTGCCGGTCCCGGTCTCGATCTCGGCTGCCTCGCCGTCGGTGCCGGCCTCGGCGTCGTCCGTCGCAGCATCGGGAACGATGCCCTTGATCGGGGCCAGGAGCTTGCGCACCTCGGCAGCCGTCTCGGCGTCAGCACCGAGCGCCTCGATGATCTTGTCTGCGGCCTGATCGGTCTCGGCCGCGATTGCTGCCGACACCTCTGCGAGTGCGGCTCTGGTTTCGGTTCCTACTGCCATGACGGATCTCCTTGTTCGTTCGATCGTGAAAAGAATCGTGCCGAGTAGCACGATCTCGATGAGTCGCCGAAGCATGGCGACACCTCCCTCTGTCGGGAAACGAGAGAACCCCCGAGCCGTTGGGCTTCGGGGGTTCAGTGGGGGGTGGCGTGTCGGTGGGCACGCCTACCGTGTGGCGGATGGAGCTCTACCGCCGCGGTGATCAGTGGGCAGAACCGGCACCCGAGTTCTGCCCTCGTGGGCATCTACTCGGGCCGCGCCGGGTGCTGGTGGGCTCGCAGGTCTGCTCGTGCGAGGTGCACCACCACCGCACTCACACCTGCATGGTCTGCGGCGAGGTTGTTTGCACGCCGCCAATTACGCCCGAGTGCACCGATTCGAGCTTCGACGGCCGGGCGCGGTAGGAGCACAACTCACGTTATGCACCCGATCGGGACTGTCGTTCAAACGGTCTACGCGACTGGATTCGCTACAGGCAATCGTGACATTCGCCCGTGAACTGTCACGGAACCTGTCATGCTGTTTCGATGCTCTGGTGGGTAATCGGCATCGTCGCCGTGTGGGTCGTGATCGGCGCGGTCGCAGCCGTGTGGATCGGCCGGGCCATCAGCCACGCCAAGCTCGAGGAAGCTGCCGCCGAGCTGCGCCGCGCAGAGAAGCACGAGACGCAACTCGCCGACGACACGTAGGAAAACTCGGACCCATCCGCGTTGTGATCGGTCACGAATGCGTGGCGTGATCGCCGTGATTCGACGTCTCTTCGCCACCTTCACAGGTCGGCCCAAGCGCACCCGTGGGTGCACCTGCGCCGCCTGCTGCTGGACTCGCGACTAGGCTGGTTCCGGCTCCGGCACGAACGGCTCTGGTTCGTCCTGCGGCTCCGAGCATCGAGGTAGCTGCGAGAGCACGTGCAGCGTCTCACCGCTCTCGTACGTGAACAGAGCCTCACCGCAGTCCTTGCAGTTCACTGTCGTCATGGTCATGCCTTCCTGAGCCAGATTGCCGGTGCCACGTTCGACGCCTGCGTACCTGTGAACGTTGCGGGCGGGTCTGCTGTCACGCCACCCTGGAACACTCCCGCGCTCGCGCTGTTGGTCAGTGCTGCGATTTCGGCAGAGGTCAGCCCGACGTCGGGGATACTCGTCGTTCCTGAAAAGGTGCGCAGCCCCGGATCGCCGCCGTTGGCGATGAGCCCGAGCCACACCCTGCGGCCTGCGACGAGCTGCTGACTGATCGTCGCTTCCTTCCATCCCGTCGTCGACGCGTCCCCGACCCCGACCCCGGCTGGGGCCGAATCGAGAAGCAGGGTCGAAGGCCAACCTCCACCGTCGCGATAGATAACCCACCGCAGCGTCGATGCTGCGACCGCTGTAGTCACGAGCGAGCCGATCCGGTCGTAGGTCGCGGTCTCGGGAACCACCCACGGAAACAGGCGGAGACGGTCCTGCGTCGGCGTTCCCGTGGCCAATGGCACGCCGACCGCTCCGTAGTACTTGCCTGACACCAGCGGACGGAGCGGGGCCGCCGAGCCGAACAGTGGCACCCAGGTCAGGCCACTGTTCACCATGTCGACCGACTCGCCGGGATTGAGGACAAAGCTGGTGGCCGTCAGGCTGCCGTTGACCGCGATTAGATCGGCCGACGATCGGCTGACGATCACCGGTGCCGCAGTCGGGGACGCCACAATTCGGTAGATCGCCAGGTCCGAGTTCGGGATGCCGGCGCGCGGAGGCAGAACGACGGTCGCCTGCGTCGTCGCGTAGACGAACCACGTGCCCGGACCTGTGACGTTGATGTTGGTTGCGGACGATGTATAGACCGGAAAATCAGATTTGTTCCACGCCATCAGAGGCCTCCTGCTGCTCGGCTGACCAGTGGGGTGATGGGGTCCGCCATGTCGACGTTTGCGCCGTCGCCGGGGTGGATACCGTCGGGGAGCTTCCCCGCGATCGGCAGCACCTGACCCGACGATGTCGCCCCCGACAGGGGTGTCGAGGTATCGGCCACGAGGACGCCTCGGTCACGAAGCGCGAGAGCGCGAGCATTGGCTGCGAGGCGCTTGGAATCGGCCGCTCCCCACGCGTGGATCGACGGATCGGTGGGAATCATGGTCCACAGCACCGGAGTCACACCTGTTCGCGCGCAGGCTGCTAAGACACGTTGGTACATCGCGTCGGAGGCCGCGAACCCCGCGTCGGTCAGGGCGGACTCGTTGTTCGGTGAACTGTTCGGGAAGACGAGAATGTCCGGCTTGACGTCGGAGTGCACGATGTCGATGGCACGCTCACCGAAGATGCTCGTCGCCTGGCCCGACCATCCGCAGTTGGAATACTCCACTGCGAGAGCATCGGAGGTGAGGCGGTCAGCGACAAGTCCGCCGAAGCCCTCGCCGAGGTACGTTCCGCGGCCGTCCGAGATGGAGTCGCCGACGACCATGAGGTTGACCACGCGTCCGCGGGACCAGTACCGGATGCCAACGATTGGTGACTGGGAGACGTTCGTCGTGCTGGTGAATGCGGTGGGCGTCGAGACGCCGTCGCCGTCCATCTGCCGCATGACCCAGCGTCGGCCGTTGGTGCGGGATGCCCAGTTGGTGAAGTCGTCCGTTGTGGGCGTGCCGGGTGTGCCGTTGCCGAGAACCGTGATGTCGCCGCCGGTCATGTAGACCCGTACGACGACGAGTGGCTTCGAACCGCCGTCTGTGCGCGGGATGCTGGCCAATGGAATCACGTCGGACAGGGCGTAGCTCAGGCGTCCGGTGGCGGGCGAGATGGGCAGAGCCATCCGCAACAGGCCACTCTTGGTGACAGTGGTCCACGGACCGGCACTACCGTTCAGGTCAGCGGCCGAGGGTAGGACCGACGCTTTCATGTTCACAACGTTGTCGGAGTAGCCGGGCTTCTGGTTGGCGAAGATGACCTGTATGGCGTCGAAGTGCTGCTGTACCTCGCATGTGACCTGGAAGGTCTTGGCGACGCTGGCGTTGTAGAGGCCCATGCGTCCGCCGAAGATGCGCTGCCCGACATTGCCGAAGGGCCGTTGGTCGCGGAGGTTGCGCTTGGATATTCCTGGTGCGTCGAGTACGCCCATGTCAGCTCACCGTCATTGCGGGTCGGGCCGTCACTGCGCCGTTGGCGTCGCGGGTGAGGGCAGATTGGGTGTACGTGGTGGTCACGCCGCCGAGTACGTGGGTGACGGTGTAGCTGTCGATCGCGCCGGGAGTCGTGGTCGATTCGGTGCCGACGAACACGCCGGTCGCGCCGTCGTCCCACACCACCGCGAAGCCAGTTGCCGCACCGTTCGCGGAGCGGGTGATCGCTCCGACTGCGATCTCGTCGGGGTTCTTCGCCGCCCGAGAAACGGGCGCATAACTCTGGTCAGCTTCCTCTTTCGTGATCCCCCCGGTCTCGATCGGGTTGGCCTCGAAGTAGTCGCCGACGGCTGTCATGAGCCGCTCGACGGGGGTGTCCGGTGGAACGTTCACCGCGGCCGAGATCAGCGGCCACAGCGGCAGAGGCGTTCCCGACGAAGGAATGATGATCTCGAGGTCGCCGTCGAGACTGCCGGCGAACCGGACGATGGCCCGGCCGGGATCGAGGTCGGGGGTGGTGAAGACGCCCGAGCTGTTCGGGACCGCCTTGTGCCACTTGTCGACGATGATGCCGCCCGACGTTGCCTGCCGCAGAGAGGCCGAGAACCACACCGCGGTGGTGGTGGCCGGTGTCTTGGCCACGTTCTTGAGGGTGTCACTGATGATGGTCATGCCGTGGGACCTCGTCTCTTCTGCTTGATGGCGGTCGCGAGAACTTGCACGTAGGCGCGGAGTTGGGCGGGGACCGACCCTCCGACGATGAGCCCGATGGCCCAGTTGAGGTGGTCGAGCGAGGCGTAGAGACCGTCGACCGCGGCCATCGGGTTGCTCAGGTCCGCGGCCTGCTTGGTGTCGTAGGTGACGTGATCGTTGACCGCCGCGGCTCGGCAGATGTATTTCGGCCACGTCGCCGGGTGCTGCAGCTCGTGCAGCGGTTGGTCGGGCACGATCTCTGTCGTTCCATCCTGGTGAAGAATCCAGATGTCGGAGTCGTGAGCGTTGTCAGCGTTGTGCGCGAGGATCTCGGTGAACTGTTCGAAGGTGACGTACTCGGTCATGCTGCCAGCTCCGTATCCGGTGTGTCGTAGGCCAACCAGTCCGCGATGCGCGGGCTGTTCTGAAACGGCGTTCGTGAGACGCCGACGCCAGCGAACCGACGCTGCGGCCCGTAGGGGACGGTGCTGGACGGGATTGATGTGCGAATAATCTCGATACCCTTGTGGTAGACGATCACTCGATCGAGGTAGTCCACACCGTCAACAGTTTCGCCGTCGACCACTGTGATCTCATTGGCTTGCGCGACGGTGGCGGGGACCGTTATCGCAGCCGAAAACGATCCGTTGGAGAGCGTCTCGAGTCGGATCGTGCCTTGCCGATATGCGACCGCGAGACCAGTTGATCGGTTCTGGGCGCAGCGGAACAGCATTCGCGCCCATGCCGCCGGCGTCTCGACCGTCGGAATGGAGCCGACGTGGATCGTGTGAACCTGCTTGTCGGTCGTGAGCGGCGAGGACCACAACGCCGTCGCGACGCCATCGTTTGTGTCGATGAACGCAACATCGTTGGATCGGATACCTAGAGCACCCGAGATCGACCACTTGCCGCCGATCCCGAACAGCCCACCCGAATCCTCCCGGTCGAAATTATCCGAGAAGTACCGCTTCGCCTGCGCCACGACAATGTTGTTTCCGACGGCCACGTAGACCACAAAGCCAGACGGATACGCAGGCCATGTGACGGACGATTCCGGAATAGAGTCCGGCGCGGCCGTCGTGGACGAGATTGCAGTCGTTGCACTGATCTGACGAGGGTAGAAACCCTGCGGCAGTTCGGGTGTGAAGTTCTCGGTTCCCGCCAGATACACCGTTCCGACGGCCCGGAACCGGACCGCCACCCACGTACCGGCCTCCACGATCGCGTCTGCAAAGTTGGTTGGGGTCGAGGTGTGCTGAGAGTTGACGAGCAGGCTCCCCAGGTTCGGGGACTCCGGCGTCAGCGCGGTCATATCTCCGGTGGGCGAGACGGAAAAGACCCTGGTATGCAGAGCGGTCGGTGTACCACGCGCGAAGAAGTTCAGGCCCGACAGCGCCGTATCATCCGGGATGCGGATGAACGCGAACCACTGCGTGTTCGCCGGTAGCAGCTTCTCCGGCAGCCGCGTCATCCGGACGTCGACGGACCCGATCGTGTCGTAATCGGTGTAGCCGTTGGACCCCGGTGTCGGGTGCCGGTGACGAGTGATGTTCACGTCGGCGGGCAACATCTTCAAATCCGAACGTGGAATCGACGGCCACTCCGTGCCGTTGATCGCGACGTACCCCGGAGTGGAGGATCGGACGTCGAACACTTCGAGCTTCTGAGTGACCACTTTCTGCACGTTCACAACCGCCTGTGCAGCACCCGTGGCGGTGTTGATCGCGGTGTCAGCCTTTGTGTCCGTGGCCTTGAGTGCGCCGGTCAGGTCGATCAGGCCACCGGTGATGCCCTTGAGCCCGAACACAAGTGCCGAGATCAGGCCGAGTATTCCGTTGAAGAATCCGCCGAACAGGTTGTTGATCCACTTGTCGAAGAAGTTCGTCTCGTACTTGGTGGCGAACTGCCCCGTCTGTTCGGCTTTCCACTGCGACTGCGTCTTCGCGGCATGAGCAGAGATGCCCGTGCCCGTGTTGATCGAGCCCGCGGGATAGCCGCCAGAGGGGAGTGTCATTCGTCCATCTCCGGTGGCCGAACAGGCACTTCGATGTTGCGGTCGATGAGGAGCCGTGACAGACGGGCGATGTACTGCCGCAGGATGAGTACCAATCGGTCCTGCTTGGTCAACTGAGCAACGACCTCGACCACGCGCTCGTTGGCCCGTTCCTCGTTCTCTCGCGCCTCGTCACGCTGCCGAATCGCGAGAGCGAGATCGTCGAGGTGATTGTTCTTCCGGGTCGTCAGTACGCCGACGATGATCGCGCCGATACTCGTGATCACGCCGCCGATGGCTGCAAGCAGGCTCGGATCCATCAGCGATGCCCCCTGTCCCTGCATCCAATTGCGATGCAAATGTGCAGCAACCCAACGAATGTCGCGTAGGTCCCATGAACGACCGGCACGGGTGGTTCGGTGAGAATTGCGGAGATCAAGATGCACGAGCCGTACAACACGCTGATCCCGGCTGCCGCGATGTGTGCATTCACGAAGCCCTTGCCGCGCACCGCCGCCGCCAGCAGCGCCAGTGCGGTTCCAAGGAAGAACACCGTCCACAGCGGGCCGATCGTCTCGATGTACGCCACCGCCGACACCTGCCCTGGCAGCAGGGGCCGACGCACCAACGACTCGGGAAATGCAGGCAGGTAGAGCACTCCCACGGTCGCCTGCATGATCCCGCCCGTCGCAGCGGTCAGGCGAGCGCCGAGCACTATTCGACCTCGGGGGCGCGATGCCTGCCGACGTACTCCTCGATCTCGGCAACCTGCTTCTCGGTCACACCGTTCGGAGTGAATCGGATGCCGACAGTCGCGAGAGACTGGATGGCGACGGCGATGCCGACGAGCACGTTCGTCGGGATGTCGACACCGAGGCCGATGAGAACCCAGATCAGGTTGACGCCCAGGCCGAGCAGGGATGTGACGGTGTTCGAGTACCGTTTGACGAGCGGCTGATTCGCGACGATCTCGCGCAATGCGTCGAGCGCGGCGTTGTTCGGATTCGTCATCACTTGCCGTCCTTGATCGCCGCAGCAATGGCAGCAGGCAGACCGTCGAGGGTCCGCTGCAGATTGCCCAGCTTCTCGACAATGAACGCGCCGTCGAGCGCATCGAGGACAGCTGCTCCGCCGTGCGGGAAGTTTGCCGGGTCCACCTCGACGCCCTCGGGTGCCACCCGGGAGCGAACTACCCCGTTGACCCGGTCCGCCGCGTCGAGTACTCGCTTCTGCTCTTCGTCGCTGAGTGCCATCAGGAATCCCTTCGTGAGTGGTTGGCCCGCAACGATTGCGCGAGCTCGGTCGATCAGTACGTCCCAGGGAAAGTTGGGCCCCGGGTCTGTGTGTCCGCCGCCCCATGCGCCGAAATCGACGTGGCCGACGACGCCTCGAATACCGGCATCGACGCCGGCCTTTCCGACGTACACGAGTGGGATGTCGCGGGCGATGGATCGCTCGGCGAGCCACGCCGCACCGCGCCACATCATCAGGTCCTGGTTGACCCCGTCCGCGTCCTTGCCGGGGTCGAGCCACTGCTCGCGGGTCCACTCGGCGAACGAACCTGCGAAGCAGAAGTGGTCGGCGCGCGAGTTCGCATTCGATGCCGCCCAGGGATTCTGGTCGTACGGGACGATGAGAACCGTCTCGCGCTCGTCGGCGATCGCGTTGTACGACACCTGATTCGCGGAGTTGCCGAGGAAGTTCGCGAGGTTCGCCGCCGACGATCGGGCTTGCTGCGTGTGAATCGCGAGCCAGTCGACGTCGCGACCGCCACTGTGCCGATTCGGACTCAGCTGCGTTCGGGTGATCGGATTCTCGGGCACGAGCACGGCCCCTTCCTGTGTGGGAGTTGCGAGCAGGTCGTAGAGAGCGGACGCTTCGGCCATGTGCTCGTCGTAGCGCTCGGGATAGTCCGACCGCTGGACCTGTTGGGCGTACCAGCCCGCCGAGCGGGGGCCGTTGTAGTCGAGCCTGGCCAGGGCCTCGAAGAACATTCGCGCCGACGCTGTCGGATTCATGCGCTCGGCGACGGTGCCCCACCACGGTGGCTGCTGCTGAAACAGTCCCGACGACTTCGAGTCCTTGCCGAGGCCCTCGTGCGGGTAGTTAAGCGTCTCGGGATCGGCACGGTTGGCGAGCATGCGCAATCGACACTCGACGAGCGAGGTTGCGAGGCCGATGATCTGACCGCGCTTGGTGATCCCCTGACGCACACCCTCGGCGACGATGATGCGGGCGTAGGCGAGCTGCTGGTCGGTGTACATCAGAGGCCCATGTGCGCGACGAGTCGCTCGGCCACGACGCGGTCGATCGTCGAGTCGACGGTGATGTTCTCGATGCCGTAGTCCGCGAGGACCATCACGAGGCGGTCCACGTTGACCTTGAGCCGCGTCGCCAGCTCGGACACTGGCATATCGACATCCTCGGCACCCTCGGGAAACCCGAGCTTGTCGAGCATCACGCCGCGCAGCTCGGCGCGCTGATCGGCCGGCACCTGCGCCCGCGTCACGTCGGCCAGCGTCGTCGGCTCGGGATCGACCTCGTCCATGCCGACCCACGTCCCGGCCGCGGTCGACTTCTGCAGCATCGACTCCGTGGTCGGTCGATACTTCTTGATCGGATCGGCCGCGAGACGCAGACCGAGCTCGACCATGTGGAAGCTCACCAGCTCCCAGTACTCGATCGGGAACACCAGCGGCGCTCCGACGACGCCGGGCAGTCCGACGAAGCACCAGAGGAACACCTGCCGCGGGTTGCCGAGGTCGCAGTTGTGGATCGTCGGCAGCCCGAGCGACTGGTCGAACTCCTCCCAATCGTCGGGCACGCCGAGATCGGTCGGATCGAACAGATCGGTGAAGGTCATGTGCAGCAGCCCTTTCGGTCAGAACACGCCAGCCTGTTGGAGGCCCGAGGCGTAGGCCTCGATGCGCTCCCAGGCGCGTTGCAGCGGATCTTGCAGCGCTCGGTCGTCGCCGAACGCGGTCTTCCACTCCCACGGGGATTCGTCATCCCATGCGAGCGTCAGCTTCGACAGGCGGTTCATGTAGATACGCGCCGTCGGGTCGTTGCGGATCGTGTTGCCACCGCGGTCGCCGAGCCAGATGTGCCCTTCGCCCTGGTCGCCGATAAGGAACGGTGACCCGTCGCCGACGTTGATCTCGACGGACTCGTAGGATCGCGTTGCCCAGAAGCCCTGCCGCAGCACCATGAGCGAGGCGAGCGTGTAGGCCTTGCCCGCGCCGTCCTGGAAGAACTCGAAGAATCGGATGAAGCCCGAGTTCTGCGCTCTCGCCAGACTTTTCACCGAGATCCACGCGAGCACGGTGTCTTCGTAGAACGGCCTCAGGAGGGTGTCGACCGATCCGCCGATGCTTCCGATCTGCGCGAGGTTGCCGAGAATGTCGCCGAGAGCTTGAATGCCGGCGCTGATCGCCTCGTTGACGCCGGGCATGGAGTGGCCACCGACGACGACCTGCACGGCCTTCGACGGCACCTGCTTGAACGCGTACGTTTCGATGCCGGTCTCTTCGGCATCGCGCCACACGCAGTACGGCACCGACTTGTGCGTGCCCTTCTTGCCCGCGATGTAGTAATCGGCCGGGATCGCGGTATCGGTGACGAGTTGCGTTGTCGTGTCGATGAAGTCGGATGCGAACTGCTCGAAGGTGCGGAACAGGCCGTCGAACATCGTGCCGCCCGCCGCGGTGCCGGTGAACGTGCCCGATCGATCCTCGAACGAAACGACCAGCGCGCCGTGCTTGACGACTGCACCCGGCCACGGCGGTGGGTCGCCGTTGAACCAGCGGCGCACGTAGGGGGTGATCTCGCCGTCCTCGAGCATGGACTTGGCCATCTCGTACCAGTTCTTCATCCGCGAGATCGCCGCGCCCCAGATCGCGCCCGAGGCCATCGATTCGATGAAGCTGATCGGTTTGACGACGACGCCCCACGTCGACTGATTCAGGTTGAACCAGTTCGACAGTTTCGTCGGATCGTCGGGGATGGCCCAGAGGCTCGACTGCTCTCGAAGCACCTGGAAGAACAGCGAATTGGACAGCACCCACGGCAGGGGACCGGGCAGGATGAACACGCGAGGTGCCTGAAATGCGGCCGGCAAGAAACTGTTGGGCCACACGTGGTACCACTTGAGCTGCTCGAAATCGGAGGTGAACGTCGCGACGACGACCTGATCGCCGTTGTCGCGGAGCTCGAGCGTCACGTCGGACATCAGCCCACCGGGCCGCGCGCCCGTGTAGTCGCAGGAGATGACGACGTTGCGCTTCTCGCCGCGCTGCATCCGGCCCCACGTGTCGACGAGCCACCGGCCCGTCGGGTGGTCGTACGGATGCTCGACGCGAATCGCGCCGGTATCGCCGTCGACGAGCTCGAAGCTCGCTGAGTACTCCATCTGCACGACGTGCTGCAGCTTGGCGTCACCGTCCCACAGGCGCACGAGCGGCGGCACCTTGCGGAGGTTGTCTTCGCGCTCCTTGATCGCCTCGGTCGCCGCCCAGATCGCCTCGCACTGATCAAGGAGTGATGCCGACGTATCGATCGTCATAGAGCTAGTTCCATACCCTGGCAACGCGACCAGAGGCGCGGCTGCACGAGTTGGCACATCGCCCCACCGGCAGGCGCATTCGTCACGGAGACGGGCAGTTGAACTGGTTCAGTGGTGTAAGGCGGAATGACGTATTGGAAGTAGCGACCGGGCACAGGCATCTGGCCGAGCAGATTCGTGTCGTGCGCGTCGCGGACCATCAGCTCTTTCGGGTCCAGATCGACGATCGCGCCACCGTTCGTCGACGTGATCGGCGGCATGATGATCTTGCGCGTCGAGTCGTCGCGGCCGCGCAGTTTGTCGGTGCCGGGCACACGCTTGCCCTTCGGCCCAGTCCACGATTGATCAGGGAGAATCCAGTCACCGCGCGTCAAAATCCACTTGTGCGCCATCGGAATATCCGTCGGATTCGAGACCTCGATGAAGCCTGAGCCTGAGCTGCCCGTCGTCGACCACATCGTCGTAACCGGGTCCTCGTACCAGAACGGCTGGCCCGCGCGGAGCGGGATCACCGGGTTCGAGTAGCCCTGCACGTTCGGGTCGACGCCGGGATCGAAATCGGGCTGCTCGTACAGTTGCACGTCGAGCATCCGCAGACCGGATTGCTCACTGGTGTAGTCGATTCGAGCGAGCTTCGAGTCGGGATCCCAGTCGTCCTCGCGATAGTCGAACGCCTGCCGGAACGCCGAATCGATCGCACCCCACTTGGCCGGCGTCCGGTCGTCGGACAGATGGAAGCCGAGCATCAGGTCGCGCACGAGCCGCTTCCGGCGCTTCATCGAGCCACCGGACTGATGCGGCGACGAGACCCACGTCGTCGACGTCGGCGCGTCGTAGAGCCCCTTCACCTGATCTTGCCCCAGGTAGACACCCTGAGCGCCCTGGCCGACACCGTGGACATTCCACGTGCGGCCGTTGTCGCAGGCCTGAATCTCAACCTTCGCGGACTCGAAAATCGGCGCCGAATACATCAGAACGGCCGACCCGCGTAGCGCACGGCCTGCTTGCTCTGCAGCGCCGTGATCTTGCGAATGATCTCGTCCGCGTTGCTGCCCTCGACCTTGTCGATCCGAATCGAGTAGTCGGCAGGTACCGCAGCCGCGGGCTCCGAACCCAGCAGGCCAGTCACATTGGCAAGCACCTCGTTGGCCCCCGTCGCGTTGTTGATGAGATTGAGACCGGGGCCGACAACGCCGCCCTGATCGAAGATCGGGACGTCCGCAGCCGGGCGTCGCAGCGCCTTGAGCATGTCCTCGACCCAGTTCGGTGCACCGGTCGTGACGGGCTGCTGGTTCGCGAGATCGGTATCGGTGAAGGACTGCGCTGCGTTCGGTGCCTCGGTCAGGATCGGCGTGGTCAGGAAGCGACTCTCGCCGATTCCGAACGGAAGCTGCTCGAAGAACGCGTCGACGGCGACACTCGACAAATCAGCGCCGAGCTTCTTCATGCGGTCAGCGACCGAGAATCGCTGAGGCTCTGCGGGAGTCGCCGCAGATGCCGTTCCGGCCGAGGAAGCGCTGCCGCCTGTGACAATGCGTTCGCCCGTGATCGGATCGACTTCGCCGATGGTTGCAGCGATGTCGGGTGGCGGGTTGAGTAGGGAATCAGGCAGGAAGAACACCTGCGTGAACTGTGGATCGAATGCGCCCGCCGCAGTGCCGCCGTACTGCACGTTGCCGCCTGCGCCACCGGCCTCGACGTTGACGCCGTCGAGAGTGCCGGCCATGTGCTCGGAGTTCACCCCGACCAGGAAGTGCGTGTTGCCATCCCCGGTGCCGCGCTCGAGACCAGCAGTCTGGCCGGCCATGAGGGTCGACGTCGTGTAGAGACGCTTCCGCTCGAGACCCATCAGATCCGAGTGAATCCACGACATAAACATCGAGCAATCGCGGTCACCCCAGATGTAGGACTTGCCGTTGTCGGCCTGCGCATTCGTCCGTGCGCGCTCCACAGCGCCACCGGTGGCGTACGCGCCGACCTGCCCGGCCGCGAGCGCCGCACGGAAGCGGTAGACGCCCTCCTGGCCACCGAGACGGCGAACGTCGTTGACGTCGAGCATGTGCTCGCCAGGCATGCCGAGGATCGGAATCGAGTCGCGTCCCGGTAGCCCTCCGACCAACGGCCCGCCGTTGGCGAACTGACCGCGGTTGATCCGCCGACCAGTCGCAGCCTCGGCCTCGGTGATCGCAGCCGACACCGCGCCGGGGTTCTCGATCGCGAAGTTCACCGACACCTGGCGAGGCTTGAGCAACCCCTGGATGGCCGTTTCGGCTTCCGCGGTCAGTGCTTCGATCTCGACCTGACCGTCGGGCAGTGTGGTGACCTTGTAGTTCAGCCCTTCGAGCCGCTTGATCGCGTCCGCGTCGAGGGTGTCGACGGTGATCTTCTTGTCGTCGGGGACGAGATCGACCTTGCCCTTGAGGATGTCGAGTGCGAGCTGCGACGCGGCCATGTTCGGCTGATCGATGAGTGTGGCCACGACTGACGGGATGCCGATGTACTTGTCGGCCAGGCGCTGCGCCTGATCCCCGACGATGCCGAGGGTGCCGATCTGCTCGAGGAACTTCTGGCGCGATTGCTCGACGACGGTCGCAGCCGCGCCCTGAGCACCTGCGAGGTCGCCGTTCGCGAGACCAGCATCCCGTGCTGCGCGCGCCGCATCGAGCGTTGCTTCCTGCTGCGCCACGGTGACGTCGAGCAGCTTTCGTCCGGCCTCTGTGGCTACGTCGATCGTGTTCGTGTCGAGGTTGACCGTCGGCGCGGCCTCACCTTCCTTCGGCTTCACCGCCTCCTGCGTGTTCGCGAACGCGTCCTGCAGAGTGGAGTTCGCCTGCTCGAGGTCGAGCGGGTTTCCATTCAGCGCATCGATGGCAGCCTTGAGCGCTGAGGTGCGATCCTCGGCAGTCGATGCCGAATCGGAGATCTTGTCGATCGCTTCGGAGAACGCCGAGGCGGTCTCGGTGCCCTGGTCCATCGCGAGGGCGGTGTCCTCTTGAATCCGCTGCGCATCGGACAACTGATCGTTCGTGGTGCCGATGCTCGTAGCCATATCGACTGCGCCGACACCCGCTGCGTCGAGGCTGTTCTTGAGTCGATCGAGCGATGCCACCTTGTCGGTCTCGCTGGCACCAGCAGCCGACAGGGTGGTGTTGTACGCGTCGAGCTTCGACTTGACGTCGTCGTACTTCTCGCTGTTGCCACCGAGCGCTGCGGTGAGATCGTTGAGAGAGACGCCTGCGCGCTCGTAGCCTTCGACGTTGCTCTTGTAGACGTTCGAAGCCTCGGTCGATTTCCGAATGTTCTCCTGGACAACCTTGTTGACGCGACCGAGTGCGCCTTCCTGGTTCAGGTGCGCAGCAACGAGATCGCCCTCGGCGATGCCGTAGTTGCGCGCCGACTCGATCAGTCCGCTCTCGGCGAGGATCTTCGCCTGAGATGCGATGGTGTTCGCGGTGACAGCGCCGGTCTGCGCGTCGAGAGTTCCGCTGAGTGCTTCGACGGCAGCCTTGTTGGCCTCGGCCGCGGCCTTCGCCTCCTGGTTCTTCTTCATCCAGAAGAACAGCGCGGCACCGGCCGCGAGCACAGCGACTCCGAAGGGACCGCCGAGTGCCGACACGATGCCGCCGCCTGCAAGCTTGAGTGCAGTTCCAGATGCTGCAGCCAGACCAGCCGCTGTCGAGAAGCGTGCGGCACCCGTGGCCGCGTTGACGAACGCGCCCTGGATGCCAGCGATCGCGGGACGTGAGGCACCGATCTGCTGAATGGCGGTTCCGAATCTGCCCATCTGGACAGCGCCGACCCGGCTCGTGTTGATGATTCCGCCCTGCGTGGTGGCGAGCATGCGCGTCGTCGCGATCGCACGTGCCGTCGCCGCACTGACGTTGGACAGGATTGGCGGTATGACTTTCCACGCAACGAAGGCTGCGACAACGGCGAGCACGGTATCCGTGTTGCCCGCCAGGCCGTCGAACACCGGCAGGAGGAACGACGACAGCGCGTTGACTGCCGGGATGACTCGACCGGCGATCTCTTCACCGAAGTTACCGAGTGCGTTCTGCGCCTTCGCGATTCCGCCTGCAGTCGTCTCGCCGAATGCCACCGCGCTACCGGCAAACTGCGAATTGACCTCAGCGAGAATGATCTTCTGCGCACCGAGGAGGTCGTTCTGAGCGACCATCTGCTCGATCTGCGTCTTCTGCTCGGCCGAGAACGTGATGCCGACCTTCGCCAGAGCAGAGACGCCCTTGATCGGATCGTTCAGCGCCTTGCCGAGCTGCAGTGCAGAGCCCTTGGCGTCGGTGCCCATCGCGACGGACATATCCGTCATGGCCTGCACGGTCTGGTCGAAGACGTCGTTACCGTCCCCGGCCTGGTTCTGAATGTTCTTGAAGGTCAGCAGGAAGTTGGCACCGGCAACGGTGCCTTCCATCTCGACCGACGTCATCGCCTCGATGTTCTCGGCGAGATCGCCGACGTGCTCGGCGGTAACCTGCGCTGCACCACCGGTCGACTTGATGACCGATGCCGTCTGTGCCGCAAGGGTTTCGACTCCCTGCACATCCTGCAGGGACTGCGTCAGGAAGCTGATTGCCGCCGCGCCGGCCGCGAATCCTGCGATCTCGCCCGTGAAGCTGTCGTTCGCCCCGGGTGCGCTCTCGCCCTGCTCTGCAGCATCACGAGCGTTCGCGGCCTCGTTGGCGTTGACTGCGGCTGCCGAGATCGCACCGCCGACGGTGCTGATTCCGCTCGATGCTTCCGACGAGAACGAGCTCGCGAACCTTGATCCCTGCTCCCGCCCGGCGTTCTCCATCTCCGGTCCGACGTTGCGATTGAGCTCGCCCGCGAGGCCGGGCACCGCGGCGATGAGCGCTGCAGCCTCGGTCGAGAACGACCTGCCGTAGTCCTCGCCTTGGCCCTTGCCGACTCGCGCCAGGGCGGTGCTCTGACGGCCCAGGTCGTTGCTGATCTTCTTCGTCGCCGCGTTGGTGTCGATGCCGCCAGCGAAGGCGGTACCGAAGCGGCTGCCCTGGTCTCGCCCGATGGAGCCGACGCCCGCGAGACCGCGAGTCAGGCCCGTATTGACCCCGCGCTGCGACGTCGACGTGAACGCGTTGCCGAAGTTGTCGCCCTGACTACGACCGGTGCGGGTGACGAGCGAACCAACACGGCCGAGGGAGCCCGTGAATCCGGTACCGAACTTCTGTCCCTGCTCGGTGCCGGATCGCGCGAGTCCCGGTCCAACCTGACGATTGAATTCGGGAACGAAGTTTCTTGCCTCAGGCAGCATGGATACATACGCGACAGCGAGTTCAGTTGCCACGAGCCACCTCCGTATCGGTCGGATCTCCGAGGTCGGCCCACGTCTCACGACGCACAATGCGCCCGATAGTGGATTCCGAGACCTCGTAGGACAGTGCGATTTCCTCGCGGGTGAACTGGCCGGCTTTGGACAGTGACCGAATGGCGATCGCCTGATCGGCCGTGAGCTTGCCGCGGCGAACAGGCTCGTCGGCGACCGCGTGCAGGTGGTACTCGCGTGCGACCTTCTCGGCCATCTGATCCATTGGGATGGCCTTGCCGCCGTAGTGCTTGGTGTTCGAGTTCTCGTCCTCGACACCGGGCCGCGGCAGTGGCTTCGGGCGGCGAATGCCTTTCGCGCCGTCCCGACTGATCATCCAATTGTGTTCAGCCTGTTTGTCGTACAGCAACGCGAGGAGATAGTCAGTGTGCGACCACATCCACGCGTCGGGGTTCAGCTTCCTGACGAGCGCGCTTTCGCGCGGGAGGTGCTCGATGATCGTGAGGAGGTCGCGGAGCGAGAAGTCCTCTTTGCCGATCCAGCGGAGGCGGAGGCCTTTGTCGATGAGGTCGGCTTCGACGGCCCCTCCGTGGTCGGCGAGGACGACGCAGAGGCCGAGGATTCCGGGATTGCCACCGCAGACGACTCGGTCCACTTATCGGACAGCCACCCGATCTGCGACGGGTCGAGTTTCGGAATGACCTCGGTCAGGTCGGAATTGAGCATCACGGCCAGTTCGCGTACCAGGTCGTATTGCTGCGCGACGGTCAACTTCAGCTTCGATGCCTCGATGGCGCGCTTGCCGGCGTCCGAGTCGGGGTTGATGTACTCGAGCTTCGGAAGGCTGAACGTGGCGAGTGTTCCGGCCTCGTCGATGGGAACGTCGAACTCCCAACGATTCTCGGGTATTAGGTGAGCGGGGAGTGGCATGACGTCGCGCTTGGTGACCATTGCAGCGGCCCTTTCCAGATTTGGCAGCGGCCCTAGGTCCCGCCCGGTCAAGGCAGGGCCGCTGCATGGTTACCTTCACCGGGCGGGATTGGGTGCGGACTATGCGCCGGAGAAGACGCCGTCGTTCGCGTACTCGTAGAGCTTGTTGCCGAGCGAATCGGCGAAGCACTCGATGGTGAGTTGGCGGCTGATCACGTTGGTGTGCACCAGCTGCGAGTCACCGAGCGTGGTCACCTGACCGTCAGGCACCCACAGCCGCAGGCGCTTGTTGTCGTCGATGACGTCGACGCACCACGTCTTGTGCGGCAACTTCTTCGCGTTCTTCACCGACGCGATGCGCTTACCGACCGTCGAGGTGGCGGGGGTGACAACGACGTTCGAGTCACCCGAAACAGCCTTGGCCACTTCCTCGTTGAGGAATTCGAGCACCGAGAACTGCAGGGTCACTGTGTGATCGGTCTGCACGACGAGAACGGTGTCGCCGCCGAACGCCTTGATCTTGGTGGTGTCGCGACCCTCGGTGAGAGTCACGCCGTCCTCGCCGATGTAGCCGAGCGACTTCAGTGCTGCGTTGAGCGCGGTGGACTCGTTGGTGGGCCCCGTCGTCGCGAGCGGACCCCAGAAGATGGGGCCGGTGACGGGCGGCAGTGCGTTGAATACGTTGGCGGCAGTCTGCGCCATGATCGGCCCCTTTCAGGCACGTTGCAGCGGCCCTGATGGGGAGGGGTGAAGCAGCCCGGCCGACAGAGCGGCCGGGACAGTCAGTTGGTCGTCGGCGCGAGTGCGAACGAGACCGTGCACTGGTACCGAGGGAGGTCGGTACGTGGGTCAGGAAAGTAGGTCGGTTCGCCGACGGACATCATGTAGCGCACCCAGGCGTCACCGACCGAACCCCGGGTTGCCATCGCGATCGCGTACACACGCTCGCAGAGATTCGCAGCATCGTCACGGTCGACGTCCCAGCATTCGAGGATCGTCGAGCGCACTGTTGTAACGAGATTCGGACGAGACGAGGGGCCACCCGCGGTGACCTTCACGATGCGGCCAGGGCGGTCGGGCGACGGAATCGTGTCGGATACGAGCGCATCGTCACCGAGGTTCGTGAGAGCGCCACTCAGTCGCAGAATGCCGACGGGCTCGATCGGAGGGAAGGTGATCACCTCGAAGGTTGGGATCACGAGCCCGCTCCCAGGTTGTTGACGAGCGTGTTGTCGCGCGCGTTGCGCACCATTGCGACGGGCGTCGCCGTGACCACTGTGCCGCGCACGCGCGTCTTGCCTTGCGTGACCTTCGCCTCGAAACCTTCGCCGCACGCTGCAGCAATGGCCTCGACGTGCCGTCTGATGAGCTTCTCGACCGGCGCCGATTTTCTCATCGCGGAGAACCCCGCGATGTTCCACACGAAGCGCACAGCCATCAGTCGAGCCTCGTCGTGTGCTTGCTCGTGGTGACGATCGATGCGGCGGGGATGGTCAGACGCACCGCGGGCACGATCCCGCCCTCGTCGCCGAGGTTGTGCAGGACGGGTTCTACCTCGGTGAAGAAGAACGGGATCGTCGAACCGTCGATGGTGATCTCGACGCCGTCGGAGGTGTCGACCGAGATGTTCTGCGCGAGCTCGTGCTTCTTCGGCATTACCCTGCAACCCCTTTCAGTCGAATAACGACGCCGTGGCGACGTCCACCGGGTCGCGAGTTGGTCCAGCGGTCGGGCTTGCCGTCGACCTCGTATCGATCGCCGAACACCTCGACGCGGTCGTATTCAGTGAGGTCCACACCGGCACGGAAGTAGAGGGTCGGTGCGGAGACGATCGCGTTGCGCCCCGGTTCGTGCGGCTCGGGCGCGCCTGCCGGCGCGAACTGCCGTGCGCGGACCGTGCGCGTCGGGGTATCGGAGTACGTACGAACCCGGGTGCCGCGGTTGTTCGCCGGTTGAAGTGTCGGCTTGAAGACCTTGACCTCAACGCTCATATGCTCGGCAGTCGGTAGACGTCGAGGATTGCTTGCTCGTGCGCGAACAGTCCGAGACCGCCACCCGACCCGGCCGACAACTGTGCGGCTGAGAACGTGAACGGTCCCGCATTGTCCGCGACTGCGCCCGATGGAGAGGATGCCGCGCGCGCCGCGAGTGCGTAGATCGTCAACACGAGATCGTCGGCGTGGGAGTAGCCGTCGCGCAACGATACTGAGATCGATCGATACCGGTTCGTCCACGCGCCGTAGCTACGTCGAACCATGCCCATCTGTGACCACTCGAAGTCGATTTCGGGTATCAGCGCGACGCCGTTCTCGGTGATCGCGGTGATCTCGACGACGCGGAGAGTGGGCAGGATCAATTCGGTGGCACCAGAACCGTCTTCGACGATGGTTCGTTCCTTCACGGGGAAGACGTGCCAGCCGCAGTAGTTGCGAACGGCCAACGTCGCCGCCGCGAGAAACGAGCGCGAAAGATCGTCGGTCTGAGAGAGTTCGACTCCCTCGACGAACTGCTCGAGCTCTGCGAGATCGCCGAGGATCTCGGCCTCGTCGGCGACGACGGGCTCGGTCATTCTGCTGTCGCAGCCTTGTTGGCGGGCGACGTGACAGCCTTGTTGGCCGGCGCTTTCGGCGCGGCCTTCGCGGCAGCGTCGTCGGCTGCCTTCTTGGCAGCGTCGGCGTCGGCCTTCTTCTGTTCCTCGGCCACTCGCTTCTCCTCCTTCGCGGCAGCCTCTTCGGCTGCCTTCTGGGCTGCAGCCTCGATGCGTGCCGAGGTCTTGTCCGCAGCCTTGAGTCCGCGCTTCTTGGCGTCCTCTGCGTTGAGCTGCAGGGTGGCCGGGTAGCCGTTGATTTCGACGGTGTACTCGTCGAGGTCGGTATCTGCCATCGTTCCGATTCCCTCCTGATCTGGTGCTCCAGTCGGGCGCGGGACCAGAGCCGCCGCGCCCGACTGGGTGCTAATGAGAGCCATCGCTTATGCGGTGGCGACCTTGACGAACGCGGTCGGTCGGACGACGGCGAACGCGATGCGCTCCTCGGCGAGGATCGCGACCATGTTGCGGATGAAGAAGTCGGCGTGCGAATCGGTCATCGTGACCGTGGTCTGCTCGCGGTCCCACAGGACGGCCTTGGTGAAGTCGCCGAGCAGGCCTTCGCCGTCGGGCTGAGACTCCGACTCGACGATCGGCAGGCCCCACAGGGTGCGGGGGCCCATCGCGAACGGTCCGGCACCGCGGTAGCGGCCTTCCAGATCCTTCGCGAGATCGACCTTCTCGACGTCGGCGGGCGAGAGAACGATGCCGTTCGGAGCGACGCGGCCGATGGTGCGCGCCTTGGTGATCGCCTTGCGCACGGACTCGAACATGTCGGTCGAGAAGGCCTGCGTCTGCAATCCCGACCAGTTGCGGATGCCGGTCAGGTTCTCACCGGAGCCGTTGCCGTTGAGGATCTGGGCCTCTTCGGCCTCCGCGATGTCCGCGCGGAGCTCGTCATTGATGAGTCCTTCGAGCTGGCCCACGTCGGCGAGTGCGCGCTTCGTGGCGGGCACCCACTCAGCGATGGTCCGCACGGTGGCGGTCTTGCGCTCGAAAGCCCATGCGCCCTCAGGCTTGTAGCCACCACCGGCTGCCTGAACCAGCGCGCCTGCGGTGCCGGGAGCGGTCGGGGCCGCGCTCGTCGTCGCCTCGGCGACGGTCGCCGCCGCGTTGGTGTGCGAGGTCTGCTGCACGTACTCGACCGTGTCCGATCCGGTGGTGCGCACCGAGACCAGATTGCGGATCTTGAGCTCCTTGCGGCCGAGCATCTCGACGATGCCGGTCTGCTCGTTGACCACGAACGTTCCGGCCGAGGTGTCGGAGCCGCCGACGAACAGCGACTTGACGGCGATCGGATCGGTGCGGAACGGGGTGCCGGACGGAATGCGACCGTCCTTGTAGGGGGCCATCGCCGCCTTGAACTCGTGCGACTCGACCAGCTGCAGGCCGAGCGACTTGACGCGCTCGCGAACGGTCCCGCCGCCGCCCTTCGTCTCGTCGCCGGTTTCGAGCGGCTCGCCGATCTCGTCGACGATCTTCGCGGCCTCGTCGAGCACGGCCTGATCGGCCTTCGCCGCCTTGACCTGTTCGAGCAGGTCGCGGCCCTTCTGCATCTCCTGATCGAAGGTGCCGCGCTCGTCGGCGGTCATCTCCCGCGACTCGGAGTCGGCCTTCTCGGCGATCTCGCGAGCCTTCTTGACGGCGGCGACGGCCGCACCCTGCAGATTCTTGAGCCTTGCGCTCATTGGTTGCCTCCTCGGCAGTAGTGGAATGTCATGCGCTGAGTTCGATTTCGATCTCAAGCGCGTCCAGCAGCGCCGAGGTGTCGACGGACGGGTTGACGCCGGGCTCCTCCGACTTGACCCCTGAGGGCTCCTCGTCGTTGGCCGCAGCTTGACCGCTGGCCTTCTCCTCGTCGGTATCGAGAACAGCGAGCACACGACCCAGAGAGTCGTAGGCTGTGCGCAGCTCGGTCTCGTTCTTGGCCGAGATCACTCGGCCGGCCTTGATGTCCTCGGCGATACGGTCGGCGACTTGGCCGGCCGACTTCACGCCGAGAATTTCGGTCTCCTGATTCGCGCCGATCGGCACGACCGAGACCTCGTACAGGTGCAGCTTGCGGAGCGCGTAGTACGACTCCTTCTCGCCGCCCGCCGCGTCGGCGCGCTCGGCGTATCCGCCATCGAGCACGTCGTAGGCGAAACTCATCTGCTCGACGCGCTTGCCCTTGAGCAGGCGATAGACCTGCGGAGCCTTCGAGCCCGGCAGGGGGTTCTCGAGGTCGATCTTGATGTGGACCTTGAGGCCCTTTTCGTCTTCCTCCGCCGACAGAACGTGCCCGATGTTGTAGTCCGGGTCGCTCATGTTGTGGCCCCAGAGAGCCGGGATCGGCGCATCCTTCGAGTTCCAGGCGGCGAGCGTGTCCGTGAATGCGCCCGGTTCGACGATGTCGCCGTACGAATCCTTGTTGCCGAACACGCTTGCGTACGCGATGAATTCACCCTCGCCGAGACCGTCGTCGGGTCCGACCTTGAGCGAGGCGAGGGTGCATGCCTTGGTGATCATGTTCATTCCTTCCGATCAGTCCGCGAGGGTGATTTCGATCGAGCACTGGCAGCCGGCCGTCTCGTCGACTCCGCCGACCGGGTCGCCAGGCCAGGCCATGCCGTTGCTGAACACGTCGTCGATTCCGACGGTCTCGCCGTTCATTGCCGCGTGCGAGCTACGAGAGTTGGGGGAGTTGGTAATCCACCGCTTCTGAGACTGCGACGGCGCGAGCTGAGCCCCGGCCTCCGCAGTGGCAAATGCGGAGAACGTGGTGATCAGCGCGGTCGCCGCCTGCAGTACTCGCGATGTCTCTGCCTTCTCGAACACAGCCTTCGGTGAGTGGTCCTCATCCTCGGATGCGAGCGCATCCTCGATCTGCGCCTTCGTCGTCGAATTGATCGCGCCCGCACGAGAGTCGGCGACCGAACGCAGGAACGCGAGCGTCCGGTCGGCGTCGTAGTCCTTCGGATCGAAGCCCATCGACTCGGCCGCGGCCGGGCCGATCTGACCGGCAGTGAGGACGCCGATCTTGAGCAGGTCATCCGAGAGTTCGGAGTTCCATCGATCCTCGTCCCACCACTCGGCGTCGGCCTTCGCGCCCAGCGCGGTGAGAACGATTCGAGCCTGACGACGGAAGAACTTCGTCAGCACCTCGGTTGCTTTGTCCTCGTACGTCGAGCTGGCGCGATCCTTCGACTTCACCGTGCGGACCCGCCGACGCTTCGGCTCGGAATCGACCGGTGCCGAATCGCGCGGCGAGGCCTGGCCACCGACCAGAACGTTCAGCGGTGTCACGATGTCGTCGCCGCCCTCGATCTCGGGCAGGTTCTGGCGAGCGCGGATCTCGTTCGTCGTCATCCACGGACGTCCCGACGCCGACGAGTTCGCCTGCGCCTCTTCGACGAAGGTGCCCTTGAGCTTCTCTTTTAGATTGAACTCGAGGTAGACGTCCGAGGTGTCGCCGAGATCGGGAAGTAGCTGCAGCGCAAACTCTTCGGTGATCATCGTCAACCACGGGCCGAGGGTGTCCTGATAGAGCATCTTGTGCTGCTCGGTGATGTTCGAGAACGTCGCGTGGTCGAGAATGCCGATCATCGGCGGCGGGATGTAGTACGCCGACGCCACTTCCTCGCGAGTGAGTTTGCGCGCATCGATGTACTGCAGCTGCTCGGCCGTCTGCGAAACGGGTGTGAAATCCATGCCGTCTTCGAGGATCGGTGTGCCACCGGCCTCGGGACCGCCGCCCGAGTACTGCGACTTCCACGACGTGCGGAACTGCTCGCGCGCCGGGTCCGACCATTGCTTCGTTGAGGCCGGTCGCTTGAGGTAGCCCGACATACGAGCGCCGTTGCGGAGCGTCTGCTCGCGCATCCGGCCCGCTTCCCACTCCTCGGCGAGGGTGCGGCGCAACGATTCCAGCGGCGAGGTGCCCATCGTGCCGTCGGGCGAGTAGCCGTGAAAGTGGATGACCTGCTCGGCGTCGTATTCCTTCTTGCCGCGTGAGCCGCTGACGATGAACTTCTCGGGCCACAGCCACGAGTCACCCTTCGGCTCGATCATCCACGGCGGGATGCGAATCAGCCCGTTGCCGGCCATCTTCAACCAGAACGCGTTGTCGTAGATGCCGAGGTCGTGCACCAGGGCGTCGAACATGCGGTAGCGCGTCGTCCTGGCGTTCGGCCGACCGATCATCTTCGAGATCGGATGATCGGTCAGGCGGACGCGATCGGTGTCCGACACTCGCCGGTACGCGTGGAGTCCGAGCTGTGCGATGTTGCGGGCCAGGAACGACACCGACGTACGCACGGCCGGTTGCTTCTTCCACAGCTCGGCGTACGTCGCGGTGTAGTCGTTCGCGAGGGTGAGCCGCTGAACCGATGGGCCGTACGTCGGACGGGACAGGCCTCGCAACGTGCCCTCGGAGACGACAAATGCCACTGCGGCTCACCGCCTCTCGATCAGAACAACTGAGTGAAATCGATGTGTTCCTTCTCGATGACGATCGACCCGTCGACAGCGGCAGGCTCGGAACCCGGTGTGTGCACCGTCGCGTCCTTCACCTCGAGCAACGGGCCGCGCGAGGCGGTCACGACACCCGAAATAGCCGTCCCTGACTTGAGATTGATCATTACTCGACGAAGAACTACGAGCTTTTTGTAGGCATCCATTGCAGCGGACCTTTGTTCCGGTCAGACCACCATCAGCGGTCGTGACTCGTAGACCGAGTCCGGTTCGGGCTCGGGGATCTGGTCAAGCGCCCAGTCGGCACCGTTGGCCGCGACGAGCGGCGCGGCGTCCATTGGCGACTTGCGGCGGTCGATCATCCACGCATCACCGGCCTGCTTGATCGCGGCCGACGTCGCGGCCACGTCGAGCACCGGCTGAGCAGTGTGGAAGATCAGCGGATCGGCGACCTTCTCGCCGTCCTCCGTCGCGGTCTTGTTGGTGACCTTGTCGTAGAACGCACCCGACGCTCGGCCGAGCTCGGTGCCGGACCACTCGGCGATCACGAACAGCGGGTTGCCGTCGTCGTCGACCTCGGATCGAAACTCCTCGAGCATCGACGACACGGGCGCGCCTATCGACTGCAGAGCGAGGACGTCGAACACATCGTGGCGTTCACGTAGCCACGGGATCACCCACTCGGTACCGGCGCGCTGAGCGACGATCTCGACGTGCCGCTTGCCGTCCTCGCGGAGACCGCAGAACGCGACGTAGGCCATCGAGCGATCCCAGGACACATCAACGCACGCTGCGATCGGAGCACCTTCGACGATCTCGGACGAATTTTCGGTGCCCGCGGCCCACGCGTTCGGCGGATACGGCCCGCCGTCGACGGTGGACATCCACCGGCACAGCACCTCGACCTCGAACACGTGGCGCGGTTCTTTCATCGCCGCCGCGATCGCACGCTCGGTGATGACGTCCTCGACGATGTCGGTGTGGTTCATCGACGGGTTCGCCTGCGCCCAACCGTCGCGATCGTTGCGAGGGATGCCGGGAGTCGCCGACCACTCGAAGATGCCGAGCGAGTCGATCTCGTCCTCCGAGAACACGTCCTCCTGGTCCTCGTCGTCGTCGATCTCGAGCGCGGTCTTGTCCGCGTCCCCGTCGGGCCATCCGAGCGCCTGGTGAGCCAATGCACGCATGTAGCGCAGCACCACGGCCATCGCGTCGCCCGCGTTGGAGAAGCACCACACCTGAGCCTTGGGGCGCGCGAGAGTCGATTTCGTGGCAGCCGCCCAGGACTCCCAATGCCGATGCTCTCGGAGCTCGTCGAGCAGGACCAGATCACCGGACTTACCGCGGGCCCCTCGGCGGTTCGTGGCCACCGGCTCGTAGCGTTCGCGTGACTTGAGCACCAGCGCTTTATTGTTCGTCTTCTGAACGACGTCCTCGATCTCGACGGCGAGGTCGGGGATGTCCTGAGCGAGCTCGGTCGCCTCGCGCCATGCCTCCTCGGCCTTGCCGAGGGACTGCGCACTGGCGACGACCATCTTCGAGCCGCGCACGTACAGATGCCAGAGCGCGAGGATCTTCATCACCAGCGTCTTGCCGTTCTGGCGGGCGACGAGCACGATCACCGTGCGGAAGCGGTAGAGGCCGTTCTCGAGTAACTCAAGCGCGTGGATCAGCAACCACTTCTGCCACGGCATCAGGCGGAAACCGAGCACCTGCTCGGCGAAATCGATGCACGCGAATCCGTGCGAGGTTTCGCGGGTCAGCGGTCGAAGTGGTTGTGTGTAGATCCGCGGCGTTTCCTTGCCCAGCCGCAGCGTGCGGTGCCGGACGAGCGAGCCGTCCTTCATGCCGAACGCAGCTCGGCGCGCATCTTGTCGAGGTTCGACTGCTGCTTGACGCCGTACTTCGCGATCGTCGTCAGCAACGATTCGAGCTTGCCCACCGCGGCTGCGTGCTGCGGCAGTGCCGACGGAGTGTCGAGCACCCGAGCGAGCGCAAGAGCCATCGCCGCGAGCGCCGGCCGCGTCTCAGCGCCGACGTACGTTTCGAGCTCGGCCTTCACCGCGGCGGTGACGGATTCCTTGTACGGAATCTTCGTGGTCTCGGCCGGCGTCGTGCGTGGCTTCGAGCCGCCCTTGATGGCAGCAGGCTTGGCGGGTGCGGACTCGCTGGCCTTCGCAGCCTTGGCCCGACGTCGCTCGCGGTCGTACTCACGCTGAGCCGTCTTGCAGACCTCGCACCGGCAACCGGCGACGTAGCGGGTTCGGTTATGCACATCGGCCATGTGTGCACCTCCCACCACATGTGGGGCTGAGCCCTCGGAGAGAAAGGAAAACCTGCCGGGGAAGGTCTCCGGGGTCGGGCGACCCAGCGATCCAGACGCCCCTACCCCTCTGACCAGGGGTTATGCGCCGGATGGAAGGGCGTAGGGCTGACCGTCGGCCGCTGCAAGGCTCTGACCAGCGGAAATGCCACGCTGACCGCCTCGCTCGGGTGTCCAGGTCTTGAACAGCGTCGCGAAGGCATCGGCGTAGGTCGGGGCGACGATGGTCACGTAGCGCCGCATCTCGGCCGAGAGGGTGTATCGCTCGTTGACGACGGTCTGACGTGAGCCGAGGAAGTCGCGGACGATGTCTCGCTCGACGTCGAGCTCGGCTTCGGTCAGCTCGTTCGACGCGAGCAGCATGACTCCGTCGTCCGTCGAGACGCCGACCATCACGAAGTCGGGTCGAGTGTGTTCGATCATCACCACTCCCTCGATCGGACTCCGAGGCCCGGCTTGTACGCGCGGTTACCTCGGCGTTTGTTGCAGTCCAGATGGGCTGCGAAGCAGTTGGCTGGATCGGTGACGAGGTGCGGATGCGTCGAGCGCGGGTAGCGATGCTCGAGGCTGAACGCGTCGGGGTGATCCGGTGGCAGCGAGTAGTCGATCGGCTGGCCGCAGATGAAGCACGGCGGGCGACGGGACTTGAGTTCGTCGGCGATGCGGTTGAGGTCTGCGTTGCGACTGGGCATCAGCGAAACCGGGCAGTCGAGACAGTTGTGCCCACTGCAGTCAGAGCATTCACGCAGGTCACGGCATTGTCAAGCTGACGCGCTGACACGGTCACGCTCCTCGATCAGGGCCAGTGCATCGCCGAGTCGGTAGACCGCTGGATCGTTGGCGTGAATCCAGTGATCGGTGATCCGGCCGTTGTGCTTCCAGCCGCGTGGTTGCATGCGTCGTCGTGCTGCCCAGGTGTGGATGGTTCCCTTCGGTACGCGGTGTCCGAGTTCGTTGAGCAGTGCGATCAGTTCCGTTGTGGTGTAGACCATCTCGTGCATGCGAGCAAGGATCTGTCGGTCGAGTTGGCGTACGTCGTAGTGTGCACCGCATGCCGGGCATCGGGCGAAGTCCTCGCCTCGTTCGACGTAGAGATCCCTTCCGCACGTTCGGATCTCGCCCCGATTGTCGGTGGTGGTGTACTCGCACGGTCCCTTGTAGCTCAGGTCGGGGAGTCGATCGACGGCTCGCCGTGAGTCGGCCACGGCGTCGGTGATGTCGTCGAACAGCTCGTCCGCTGCGGGGTGATGTCGCAGGTCGTTGGGGTGGTGGGCCATCCAGATCGCGGCGAGTTCGATGGCGAGGAACGCTTCGGTGCTGACGGTCGCGTTGTCGCCGAATCGTCCACCGCGTGCGTATCCGGTGAGTACTCGCAGTCCGGGTGCCGCAAGGATGTCGAAGAGGTCGACGCCGAGGTAGCCGGCGAAGTCCTGTGCCCAGGTCAGGATGGTGTTGTTGAGCACGTCGAGGGGCCTGTCGGTGGGTCTCTGGTCGTACCGATCGAGGCGTATCGGCAGGGCTGTTTCGGCGCTCTTGCCACCGTTGCGGGATCGGCTCATGCGGTCGAGTCGGGCCCTGGTGACGGTCATGTCGTCGACGAGCCCGGGTACTGCTCGCAGGTCTGCGACGAGGGTGCCGATGCAGGTGGTGCACACTGCCGATCCGTCCGCGGTGGGGCGGTCGCAGTTGTGGCACGTGGTGGCGCTCATGCGTTTTCGCGCTTCGCCCGTGCGGCCTTGATGCGGTTGATGTGCGCGGGGAATGCTTCGAGTTGCCGCCAGGTTCCGGCTCGGTCGCGGTATCCGCATGCGACGTTGACGGGCTGGCTGCAGTCGGGGCAGGGGACGGCGAGGGACTGGGTTCGTTCCTGCATCTGGTCGAGGCTCGGGTTACGCATGGCTCGGCTCCTCGGTCGGGATCAGTGATTGCCACTCGTCGAGTGCCATCGGCGTGTGCTCGCATCGGATCGCCGGGATGTCGTGATCTCGGACCTCGGAGGGTTCGATGCGCCAGCCGAGGTCGTCGCACCACTCGCAGGCGTCGATGCGAGCCTGCCGGGCGGTGCGTGCGGTCTCGGCGGTGCGGGTGTCCCACTGCTGGCGTGCGTGCCGGGCGTCGCCGCAGGCGCGGCACGGCCGCTCGGTGCCGTTGGGGTGCATCGAGCAATTCGGGGAGGGGGGCTCGGAGTCGGCGGTTTCGCCCTGGTGACCTTCCGTACTTACGTAACCACTATTGGAGTATGGAGAAGGTGAAGGAGAGGGAGAAGGAGTAGAGGGGGGTTGCCGAGGGGGTTGAATCGGGGGGTGCGATTCATACTGAATCGGGGGGTCAATCACGGGGTGAATCGGGGTATGACCGAGGGGGTAAGTCGCGGGGTCAACCGAGGGTTGAGTGAGGAGTCGCTGAACCGTTTCGGAGGCCCAACCTTTCAGATCTGGAGCGTCGTTTCGGAGCCTGATCAGCTCGTGCACGATGACCTCGCGGAGGGCATTCGAGGCGACGGTGCTGTGCGCTTTGGCCATCGAGACACCCATGTGACGCTGTTTCATGAGGCCGTCGTTGCGGACGAACGAGCGCACGAGAACCTCTTCGCTGTCTTCGTCGACGACGATGTAGAGGCGATCCACGAGCTCGTCTGCGGCCGCGTTGAGGCCTGCGAGAATCCATCCGTCGGCGAGCTGCAGGATGCGCTTGGGACGCCAATCTGCGACGCCGCAGTACGACAGGCTCGGCGCTGACAGCAGCGTCAGGTAGAGGTGCTGAGCGCGCGCGGTGAGCTTGCGCCAGTCGGGGTCTGACCAGATCGAGGTGAAAATCCGGCCGTGTTCACGCGCCATTGAGTGCCTCCTGAGGGTTCGGATTGGGCTCTTTCAGGAACGTCACCCAGTGCGTGCTGGATCGCTTACCGCTGCGATTGCCGATCAGCGGCGAATGCGGTGTCAGCGCGAGGATCTCGGACACTGGGATGTGCGTCTCGTTCCATTTGAAGATCAGCACGCCATGCTTGGCCAGGACTCGGAAACACTCGGCGAATCCGCGAGTGAGGTCATCTCGCCATGTGAGCCGATCAAGAACGCCGTACTTGAGCGCCATGTACGAATCGATGCCGGCACGCGCGAGGTGCGGTGGGTCGAACACCACGACACGAAAAGTCTCGTCAGCAAACGGGAGGGCCCGGAAGTCCAGCTGCACATCGGGCGCGACCGTCAGCAATCGCCCGTCACATAGCTGATGTTCCTCGGATCGCCTGTCGCCGAACACCACGCGGTTGTCGAGCTTGTCGAAGTAGAACATCCGACTACCGGATGCGGGGTCGAGGACGAGCTGTTCGCCGCTCACCGCCGCACCCCTTCCAACGTCCGACGCTCGTACGACCCCTGCGCGTATCCGAGTGCACGGTTGGCGTCACTCTCGCTCAGGAAGCCGCGTAGCGCCTTCCTGAGCCCGAGGATGCCGAGAGCGATTGCGGTCGAGGAGAATAGGAGAAGAATCATTCGGACACCACCATCGTCTTGCCCATGCAGAGCAACATTCCGCGCACGATCTTTACGGCCTGCTCGGGCGTGTAGTCGATGGTTGCGAACACGTCGTGCGATCCGTCGCGCCGCATCTCGACAACGTCGAGATGTAGACCGGGGGCGTCCCGTCGGGTCGATGCCCGGAGTCCAATCGCGCTCATCTGATGTACTCCAATATCTTCGTCAGCTCATCGGCGATGTTGCGCCGGGTGGTGAGCGCCGGATCGCCCCTCAGATCGGCTACATACTCGCGAATGTCCTTGAGGGTGGCCCTAGCTCGGTCTCGGTCCGCTGCTGCGGCGTGGAAGTCCTGAGCGAACGTGTCGGCCGCTTTGAGGGCGTCGCGTTCGCGGGATTCGGCGATTTCGGCGCGGTTCTGCCACGTGATCGCCGAATAGTCGACGGCGGGCATCTGTTCGGCGGTCATCGCATATCTCGATTCACTGCTTCGGCGAGCTGCTTAGTCAGTCCCTCGAGCACGTACGCGCTCGTGTGACGGCCATCGTTGGTGTAGCCGCGGAGCCAGCGTCCTGCCTCAGCCCAATCCCTGCGATTCGACCATCGCCACCACGGCTGCACCTGACCCTTCACCACCTTCGACAGGACATTCACCGCCCACGCGTTCACATCGCGGCCCATGAACTCCGAGAAGTCCGCGACCGTGCGTAGGTAGTTGCCGGCGGGAAGGCTCGTGATCGGGTCACCCCACGCAGCGACCCGGAACGTTGGGATGGTGTTGATGCGTCGCGCGCCACCGATGCCGTAGCCACCAGGATTGGGGCCGATGGTGGTTTGCAGGCCGTCACGCAAGGGGTCTGCGATGAGTGCGCACCCGATGACTTTGCGTGGGTTGGACCAGTTCGCTGCGTAGTTCCCTGCGATCGCTGCACCCTGGCTGTAGCCGCCGATCATCACTGCACCGGGGCATTCCCGCACGGCCCGGTCGAGTGCGAGGCGTCCTTCGGCGAGACTCGCGCCGTACGACATGTCGCGCCCGTAGTCGGCTGGGTATGGAATGTACCGATACCGGAATCGTTTGGGGTCGAGGTGTTTGAGGAAGTCGTCGGAGATGCCTTCGCCGTTGGGGTTGAAGGTGCCTGCGAGCCAGAGGACGTCGATCATGCGACCCACCCCTCACTTTTCAGTAGTCCGGCCGACTCTTCCTTCGACAGTGGCGAGAAGATGAGTCGCGTCTTGTTGTTGAGCTGGTCGTACTCGGCACTGGTGGCCATGAAGAAGAATCCGAAGTTGTTCGGGCCGACGACTTGGCCGACGTCCTCGGTGCGGTCGCCGTTGTACGTCGAGGCGTACTCGTTGTCGTTCAAAGCACTTCACCGTCGATGACAACCTCGAAGTACCCGATGCCCGTGTCGTGCTCGATGGTGAATGTGCCCGACAAATCCCCCGTGTCGACAAATCCCTCACCCGACACGTTCAGGCCCCACTTGGTGAGCATTGGAATCACAGTGTCGACCTGGTCGAACGCGACTTCACCGATAGGGATGGCATCGGCGTAATCGCGGTGGCGTAAGCGGATCTCGGTCATGATGTGGGCTCACTTTCGATGTGGTTGCTCAACTGCGACTTGGCTTTCGACTCTGCCGAGAGAACGGCCTGCCGCAGCGCCGCGTCGTCGTCGCAGTCCTTGTTGCTGATCTTCTGGGTGCCCTGAACGCGGCGACCGCACCTGCACCAGATGCCGACCTGAACTGTCGCGACGTTCTGCTCCAACTCGTGCGGTCGGGAGTTCGAGATGTCGACCTTGCTGCTCTTGAGTGCGTGCATCAGGACACCGCCAGATCGACCGTCGTGTCGCTGACGAGGGTGAAGTCCGAACTTGCTCCGGCACTTTCGCCTTTCAATGACAGGATGGTGATGCCGCCCTCGTGGACGATCTTTCGGATCTCACCCGAGACTCTGGCCTTCACGTTGGACTGCGGAAAAGTCCAGTCGAACCAGGCGGTCGAGCCAAGGTCGCTCGCACATAAATCGCGGGCGAAGGTTTTCGTGGCGCTCATGACGAAACTCCTAGAGGTAGATTGACCGGCCAGGCCACCGCGTCGAGCGCGAGCAGGTGGCGGTCGAGGATGGTGAACGGCAAGTCGAAACCGAGCTTCTGCCATCCGAGGGCCGCGCAGATCAGGCCATCGCCCTGGTCGTGGTTCACGATGTTGACCGCGGGGAACATCTCGCGGACGGCTGGGAGCACGAGCTCCTTCTTCGAGGTGCCCTTACCGGTGGCGTACTTCGCCCGGGTCGTCGGCGAGATCACCGCGATAGGTGCACGCCGGGACAGCGTTGACATCAGTCCCCAGAAAAGGCCGGCGCGATCGAAGTACGACGGCATGATCTGCCCGTGGTAGTACGGGCCTTCTATGACGATCAGATCGGGATGGCCGACGCGCTTGCCGATCTCATACGCCTGCAGCTCGATTCGCTCGCGCCGGTCGTCGTAGTTGTCGGTGGCGAGTCCGGCCGCGCCGACGCTGCACAGTCGGATCGGCGCGGCCGAGCTGATCGTTGCGATACCTGCTCGAGTGAGGGACAGATCGACGCCGACGACAGTGGTCATAGCGGCACGATCTTGCTGACGATGTCCGAGAACGTCGAGAACACTTTGCTGCACCAGAAGCATTGCGTGCCGCGGCCGAACAGAACCCACGACTCCCACGTCGAGCGGCACTGCTCGAGGTGCGCACTGCACACGAGAACGTCGGTCCACTCGTCCGCACGCGCCTCGACGACGTAGCAACCGTGCGTGACGATCATGAAGTCGGCCGCGTTCTCACACTGGCCGCGTAGGGCGATCTGGCATCCCGGCTGGAAGTCGAGGTGCGCGATCGCGAGGGCATCGATCAGGGGGCGCGTTCCGGTGCTCATGAGGCCATCCCTCGATACCGAACAACCTGGCGCTGGCTGATGCGAAGCTGCACGGCGATCTCGGCCGCAGACTTGTTCACTCGGGTCAGCTCGGCTACCGCTTGCACTCGACTCTCCCGCACCTCGTGATTCACGCGGTGCGCACTCTTCGGCTTGAGTGCTCGATACTTGGCCGGTACGGGAAGAGCTTCGAGATCGTCGATCGTGTCCTCGTCCCATTGCAGCGGTACGGCCCACTTCCGCTTCAAGCCGGTGTTGCGTGAGCGCTGCGATGGGCCGGGGGTGAGCTGCAAACGATCGAACAGGCGCGCGACCGAACGAGCTGTCCGCGCAAGGCATTCAGTGCGAGCGCCGCGAACCAGCTCGTGCACGGTGCACGCTGAGACCTCACCACTGAGTTGGTCCGCGAGATGTTCTGCGGGCCAACCGAATGCAACGAGAGCGCGAAGTCGTCGAATCGTGCCGATGGAGTCGACGAGCGCCGCGCCGGCCGCGGTGTCGACGGGGCGTGCAGGTACGGGCACAGCGAGGAACTTGTCGGCGTTGACGCGCGTGATCTCCTTGTTCGGCCCATGCCCGCGTTCTTTCCTGCCGTCGAGCAGGTAGGTGATGGCTTTACGGTTGAGGCCGGCCAATTGAGCGACGCGGTGACGCGAGAGTCCCGCGTCCAGTAGCTCGATGACGTGATCGCGCGCGGGCTGGGCATCGACATACAGCGACTCGAAGCGGCCGTACGCCTTCTGGCGTTCGAGGTATCGCATGTAGCAGGCGGCGCAGAGCCCGCGCGTGCGCGCGGGCCTGCCGTCCTTGTTGGTGCAATCGGCCATGATGATCAGACCTGCGTGTCCGAGAAGATCGCGGGGGTGCCCTGCTCCTCGGCCTCGGGTGGATCGATGGGCTCGGTGCCCTCGTCGTCGGTGCCATCACCCTCGGCCGCGTTCTCGGCGGCGACCTCGGCCTCGGCGGTTGCCGCTTCCTTCTCGGCCTCGGACTCACCGAACAACGCGGGCTGCTGCTCGTCGACGATCGGCACCTTGCCGCGCTCGTAGATCGAGGTCTGCTCGATGTCGACGACGAGACGATCCTCGCCGTCCACCTTGTCCATGTGGTGCTTCTTGCAGACGCCCTTGACGATGTACGTGCGGGACTCACCGACGGCGGGCGGATCTTCGAGGGCGTACTCGCTCATGCCGCCGACGATCTTCACCTTCGCGGCAGCGATCAGGGGCTTCGTCTGAGTCGAGGGAAGATTGTCGGGGGTTTCGGTAATCAGTGCCATTGCAGTGCCTTTCAGGATTCGGATTATCGGGAAATGCCGAGGGTGTCGAGCAGGGAATCGAGCACGTACTCCATGCGGTCGCCGGTAGCGCCGCCGTGGTGCGCCCACCACTCGCTCATCTGCAGGGCGAGCGCCGGGCGGTCCTCGTCGGGCACGCGGGGCATCTGCGCCTGCAGGCGGGAGCCGAGGTACTCGATCGCCTCGGCCACCGCGATGGACGCATGCCCGGCAGCCGCGGTCATGCCGTAGAGATCGCCCTGGTCGATAGCGCGCTTCGCCTTCTCGATCGACGTCTCGGCGGTCACGACTGCGCCTCGGCCTTCTCGAGGAAGTCGATCAGCTCCGACGCTTCTTTCAGCGTCAGCTCCTTCGACGAGTCGAACGGCCGGTGGAACGTCTCGGCGAGGTACTCGAGCTTCTTGTCGCGTTCGGTCAGACCCTCTTTTTCGAGCAGGATGTTCAACTTCGTCCACTGCGGCTGCGTGGACATCTCCTGCCCGTTCGAGTCGTACGTCAGCTCGTGCGACTCGTCCTTGACCTGCGGCGTGTCCTGTTTTGCGCCCTGATCCGAGGCGGCGACACCCTGCTCGTTGCCGTCGTCGAGCAGGTCGTCGGACGGCGGCGTTGCCTTCGCCTTCGGCGCTGCAGCCTTGCGTGGCTTGCGGTTCGTCTGGGCCCGCTGAACCGGTGCCGACTCGAAGGCCGGCGCGGACTCCTCGCCGCCGCTCGTGATCGCAGGTGTCGCCGCGGTCGGTGCGCTCAGCTCGACCACGCCGTCTTCGAGCTCGTCGACAGTCGGCAGGCCCGAGATCGCGTCGGGGAACTTGCGCCGGCACAATCGCGACGTCGCGCGGGCAACGAGCTTGTCCTCGGGGTAACCGCCGAGGTCGATCTTCGCCTTCTGCGCCTGCGCCACCGTGAAGGAGATGCGCGTCCAATCGGACTCGTCGCGGCGACGGCCCTCGACAACGCAACGCGTGTCGGACATTTCGACGTAGCGGATCTCGTGACCGGCGTTCATCGCCTGCGCACGCATCAGCTCGGCCGACTGGCCGGGCTTGCCCTTCACGACGTGGATGTGACGCAGTGACGCCATCGGCGGGACGCCCATCTCGCGGCCGGTCAGAATCGCCGAGGCGACCGCAGCAGGCTTGCGGCGCATCGCATCCGGCACGAAGTCGGTCTCGGCGATGTACTCGCTGAGCTTGACGATGTTGCCGAAGGACTCGAACCAGTCGTCGGTCTTCTGTCGAGAGATGTCGATCGCGTTCGGCTGCCGGGTGACGACTGGTGCGGGCTGGTAGTGCTCGATCTCTGCGGTCATGACTGCTCCTCGGATGTGATGTTCAGGTTGGCTGCTCTGGTTGCGGCTGCGCGTAGAGCGCCGACGACCTCGGTCTGCGTACGGTCGACGTCGTCGTTCCACTCGATGACAGAACCGGCATCCAGGTGGCCCGCCATCAGATCGATCGCCTGGGTTGCGGCGTTCGACGGGAAGTGGCCCTCGACCTTCCCGTCGGCCGCAATACGAATGGCCCCGACGGCGCAGAGGCAGCCCTTATCGTTGACGTACTCGCCCTGCATCCAGCCGTGCTCTTCGATCAGATCGGCTGCCCTGGCGAGGATTTCGGAGATCGTCACGCCTGCACCTCCGCCCAATCGACCTTCGCGACCATGCGCGTCGTCTCCGGTGGCTCGACGGCCGCGAGGATCAGCTCGCGAGACTCCGAGTCCCACCGCTTGATCTGCTGCGCATATCGGAAATCCTTGAGCTGCTGCTCTTCCGACACCGTCGGGATCAGGTCGGCCGACGACGCGGTGATGTGAATTGCGCCAGTCCGCTCGACCGGGATCATCGGCTTCTCCTCGCCGTCGACCACGATCACGTCCGCGTAGCGGTACGCGGCGAGCTGCAGTGCTGTCTCGCCGTAGATGCCCTTCTCGTTGGTCTTGAGATCGAGCAGCCAACGCACCGGATCACCCTCGGGATCGGCCGGGTCGACGAGGTCGGCGATCAGGTCACCGGTACCGGCGTAGCCGAAGCGGTACGAGGCGACGGTGAACTCGACTGCGATCGGGTCGACCTGGAATGCGTCGAGGAATCGGGTGTAGGCCTCGACGTGGCCGCGGAGTTCGGCCGGCACATTCTTGACCGCCTCGCCCTTCACCAGTCGCTCGCCGTAGCCGTGAACCTCGGTGCCGCGCTTCTTCGCCTTGTCGGTGACGCCGTAGCGGCCACCCTGCAGCTTCTTGAGCCGTTCGGTCATCGACAGACCCGAGAGCTCTTCCCAGTTGTCGACGGCGTACTCGGCGGTGGCGTTCGCGGCCCAGTTGATCAGAGCCTTCTTCGGCAGGCCATCGCCGAGAATCGTTGTCACGCCGGGCATCTTCTGACCGTTGCCATCGACGTATCCGTGTGAGCGACCGTAGTTTCGACGACTGATCGGAGGTACGTACTTCGTCATCAGACACCCGCCTTGATCAGCACGGCGAGCCAGAACGCGACCGCGAACACGAGCAGCATCGCGACCGGCCAGAAGTTCTCGCGCACCATCGAGGAGATGGATGCGGCGATGGGCAGGTCGTCCTCGTCGTCGCCGCCCTCGTACGGGTCGGTGTCGGCCTCGGTAGCCCAGTCGGAGCGCAGCAGGTCGGCGAGCGCTTCGCCGTCCATGATCAGTTCGCCGCCGCCGACGATCCGGCAGGCGACGAGGTTCGGGTGCGAGCGGTGACGACGTACCTCGACGACGTACTCGCCGCCGATCCGCAGGTCTTGCCCGCGGTACTTGGTTGAGACAGACATCAGCGGTCCTTCAGTTGTGCGGCGGATGGTTGGCTTCGAGCTGGGAAGCGAGTTGGCGCAACAGATCTGCAGCCTCGGAGGGGCAGACGCGGCGCTTGTGGTGTCGCGCGGACGATTGAATGAACAGGGCGTCGGGGTCGTCCGGGTCGTAGCCGATGCCGACGACGATCGATGCCCACTGAATGACGTCGAACGTCGACTTCTCGATCGCCTCGATGTCGCCACCGGCCTTCATCGCATCTATGCCCGAGGAAATCGACTCGAGTTCGCGCTCGGCCAAGTCGCGGGCCTTCACGGCGAAGTTCCGTCCGGTCATGAGTGCGGCGTGGCCCGGGCTGCCCGGCGTGGCTGAGGCGAGGCGGCGATCGGCCTCTTCGACCAGTCGGTATGCGTCAGCGAGGGTCTTCTTCAACTGCTCTTGCTGCATCTGCAGCTCGGACAGTCTCATCAGGCACCGAGCCACGGCAGTGCGCCCGCGAACAGCAGGCGAGGACGGAGGTAGCTCACAGTGAAACCTCCAATTGCACGACGGCTTCCAGCCCGAGTTTGCGCGCCACGAACGCGACTCCCGATGGCTGGACGCGCGGGGTGTACGACGTTCCGTGCGAGCCGTCGGATCGCACGAATTCAGTGGCCTTGACGGCGAAGTGGTGCATGAACCGCTGATAGGGCGTGTTCCGCATCGAGCCCTTACTGATGAGAATCCCGGCGTTGCGAAGATCCGAGAAGAGTTTGTTCTGCGAACGTCCGAGCATCTTTGCGACGGCCCCGATCGAGTACGTCCCGTCGGCGTCCATGAATCGGTCGTAGGCATCGACTTTCGGTGCCATGTCAGCGACAGTCGCCTCGAGCTCCTTCACCTTGCGAGACGTGATCTGCAGCGCTTGATGAACGATCTGCTCTTCGGTCAGCCCGAGCGGCGTGCCATAGAAACCGGTGTCGCGGATCGACGGCCACACCTCGTGCGTGAGAAATCGGCGGAACCGTCGCGCCTCGGGCTTGCGGGAGTCGAGCACGAGATCGGTCGCGCCGTTCTCGGACACAACCCACATGACCCGGTTCTGTGAACCGCACCTGATCGGTGTTGAACACCGATCAGCTTCGTCGAGTCGTTCGACCGCCTGGCGTGCGTCCTTAATTCCGAGCGCCCCGCAGATGTCTGCAGCGACAGCCCAACGGTGATCGTCAATGTCGACGGTGCGGATCTCGACGGAGTCGAAGGTGAAGAGTTCGACGCTCATGCCGCATCGGCCTGCTCTGCGCGAGCCTGCGCGGCACGGCGCATCGCGTTCTGGAGGTGGTCGCTGATAACGACGTCTTTGAACAGATGCCGATCGCGCTCGATCGCGTCGCGCATCTGCGCGCGGATTTCTTCGGTAGTCTGAGCCACGTGACTTTCCTTCTTGGTTGATGGATCACTGATAGGCCCTCGCTCTGTGTCCGCAGGCGAGGGCTTTTTCTATGCGGGAATTGAGGTCGTGCCGGCCGACTCGCGGCGAGGTCGCATGATCGCGAGCTGCTCGATTTCGAGCGCTTTGGCAGCCTTGGCCAACAAGACATTCGTGAGCTTCTTGCGGCCGGCTTCGATGTTCGCGAGGTAAGGCCGGGAGATGCCGATGGCTGATGCGAACTCGTCGGGCTTGTATCCGCGCGTCTCGCGCAGGTAGCGGAGCGTCAGCCCCACCCGTTCCCAGTCACACTCCTCGAACGGGGTGGTCGCCTCGACCTTCCCGCGTCTTGGCTTGAGTTCCGTTGTCATGAGTTTGAAGGTAGGGGAACTACACGGAACTTGTCAACGGAACACGCGGGAACAGGGGCGAAAAGGGAACATATCTGCAGGTAGAACAGGAACAACATTCGTGTAGTTACGCCGTTGTTTTCCCGCTTTTTGGCAGCTGTTCCGTCCAGCACCCTTGGTTGATGTTCCTGGAAATTCCCTGCAAGATTTCCCTATGGAAAGTGATGAGCAGTCGGCTCTCGATCGTGTTGCCGCCGCCGTAACTGCACGACGGGCAGAACTCAGGCTGAGCCAAGCGGCCCTTGCGTCGGCAGCGGACGTCGACCCGAAGACCGTGAGAAGTCTCGAAAACGGGGAACGTTGGCCACAGCTCGCAAAGCGCGCTGCCATCGCGAGCGCCTTGGGATGGACCAGTAGCAGCCTCGATCGAATTCGGAAGGGGTATCCGATCGAGCCCCTCCCCGCTATTCCCGCGGCGTCGGCCGCACCTCAACAGCGTCCGAAGCGCTACGGGGCATGGTCACTGGACACGGGAATTTTGGCCGAGCTATCAAGCACGGCCGACACCGTTCATGCGAAGGCAGATGAAGCCGAGAACTACGACAGCGAATCGGACATCGAGGACGTACTTTCGTCGACCGAGGAGCTTGTCGAATCCGCGAAAAGGCTGGTCGAACTTGCCCAGGCCGTGGCCGAGGTTGGAGTCGGAGGCCGTGTCCACCTCCAGATCTTGAAAACCGGCCCAGTGCAGTTTGACCAACCTGCCGCCTTGACTCGCCCGAATCAAGGCTCGCAGCCTGACTACGAACTGGCGCAGCGCAAGGGAGAGACCGAAGCCGAATGGCGCGAGCGCACTGGAAACGACTACGAATAGCCGCGTTTCCCCAGCTCAGCTAATTACAGCCGCGTAATTTGTCGGACCCCGGCTGCAAGCTGTGGAACCATGACATGGCACCCGTGGCGGCACCTGCGAGACCACCATCCGCACCTGCACGTGACCTACCCCGACGGAGGTACTGGGTGCCTCGGCCGATGGACCGACGACGGCATCGAGATCAATGGCAGCGCCAACCAGCGCGAACGGCGATGCACCCTGACGCACGAGCTCGTTCACATCGAACGCGGTCCGGTGCCGGGAGACCTACATCTCGCGATGCGCGAGGAAGAGACCGTCGAGCGGATCTCGGCCGAGCGATTGATCGAGATCGACTCACTCGTCGACGTGCTCGCCTGGAACAGGTACCGCGTCGATGACGAGACCGCCGAGGATCTGTGGGTCGATCTGGCCACCTTGCTGACGCGAGTGAAGAACCTCGACGACGACGAGCGCGCGTACATCGATCGCGAGCTGGAACGGAGGCAGCCATGACGCCGCAGCAGATGGAGATACTCGCGTTCGAGAAGCGTTGGTACACAGCGCAAGGATCGAAAGAGGCGGACATTGCCGAGCGGTTTTCGCTATCTCCGATCCGGTACTACCAGCTTCTGAATCAACTGCTCGACGATCCGGCCGCGCTGGCGGCAGAGCCCGTACTCGTGAAGCGGCTGCGACGGATTCGGGACGAGCGCGCCCTCAGTCGACGGTCCGCTCCGCGGGTAGCAGTCTGATGTCATCGATCGAGAACTGCCGCGTGCCGACCGATGACGGCAAGATCCTGACCGAGAGGTGCTCACGGATTGCCTGACGGCGGTCGACGATGTCCAGCTGGGCCCAGTGCGCGGCCGCGTTGGGTCCAGAAATTCTGCTCGTGAGCGGCGACGAGGCCGCGCGGCGAATCTTGGCCGCGGCCGCGGAAATCTTTGCGTTGATTGCCTTTTCGAGTTTTTGAAACGACTCATCGGTGATCTGCTCGTCGGCGAGCTGCTGGATGAAGTGGTCAAGGCGCTGGCGCTGGCGCTCGATCTCGGCGACGAGAATGCCGTTCTGTGCGTCGTCAACCGGGGCAATGTCGTGATCCTCGAGCAGTGCGATCATCCTGAGCTCGACATAGTCGTCTACCAATTGAGCGCGACGCCGGACACAGCTGTTCTCAGCGCACAAGTAGGTCGGCGACTTGAGCGACTTCGGACCGAAGAACCGCATGCCGCTGCCGCATACGCCACAGGTCGCGATTCCTGTGAGTAGGTGCTTCACTCCAGGCCCGGCCGACGTGCGACGGGCCGGGTCCGCGAGGATGCCGAGGATGCGGTGATGAGTCTCCTCGGATACGAGAGCATCCCAGGTGCCCTTACCGGTGATCTGGCCGTGCTGGGCACGCAGGCCTGCATAGGTAGGCGACGAGATCATGGTCCGAATCCGCTGCGCCTTCCATGGCACGCCCTCGTTGGGTGGTGGCACCTCGCGCGCCGTGAGGTCTCGGGCAACCGCGTGCAGCGACTCCCCCGCCAGGAACCGCTCGATGATCTCCATGACGATGGGTGCGGTCGCGGGGTCATGCACCCATCGCTCGGTCCGGCCGGTATTGGGATCGAACCGGCGTCGGAATCCGTACGGCAGGCGACCGTTCGGCCGGCCTTCCAGTGCTGCGGATCGCTTGCCGCGCAGAACTCGCTCGCGAATCTGCTCAGCCTCACGTTCGGCCAACAGGGCGTCGAGGCCGGATCCGAATCGGTCGTCACCGGAGTTCGGGTCGAGCAGCTTTCCGGAGACGCACCACTTCACGCCGCGGCTCGCGCACAGGTCGCGCAGCAGCACGTACGCCGCAAGGTCGCGCGACGCCCGGGAAGCCTCCCAGAGCACGAGCACGTCGCCCGGCCGCAGCACCTCGGCGAGCCTGCGGTACGCGGGACGGTCCTTCGTCGACCAACGGGATGCGCCGCGGTCGTTGTCGGTGAGCACCTCGGCGGCGGACCATCCCTCGCGCTCACATACCGCCCGGCACTCACGCTCCTGATCGGCAACCGACTTCGCTTTTCCGGTCTGGTCAGAACTCACCCGGCAGTAGATGATTGCACGCATGCAAGCAGAGTATCTGGACCGTCTGACACAGGTGGCCGAGGCCGGCGACCCCGTGCAGGTGGGACCGATCAGAACGACCAACAGCGGTATGGGCTTCAAGGGCTTCTACCGTCCGACCGAATGAGGGGTCAGACGATGACGGACTCGGATACCACCGTCGTCAGCGCGGTGTCGGGTACTCGATCGGGATCGGTGACGGTGCGTGCCACCGAGCACGGACTGCCGATCGGAATCGTCATCGACGAGCGCGAACTGCGCTACGGCGGAGGCGCATTGGCGTCGACGATTCTCCAGCACTGCGAACGGGCGAGCGCGGCTGCCCGCGCTCGGCGCCGCACGCTTCTCGCCGAGGACGGCGTTCCCACCGAGGTTCTCGATCGCCTCGGTCTGCCCACCCGTGCCCGAGTCGCTGCCGAGGCGAACGAGAATCTCGCAGAGGACTCCGCACCCACGAGTTGGTTGAAGCAGGTATGACCCACGCCCGCACCACCGACCTCGACACTCTGGTCGGCAGCGCCCAGGACCGGCTCGATGCGCTCCGCGAAACGCACGAGCGCCTGGACCGCATCAGGATTCGACTCACCTCGCCGGACAACCTGGTCACTGTCGTCGCCGACGGATCCGGAGCCCTGGTCGAGCTCGAGCTCGCCGAGAACCTCGGATCGGTTGCCGCCCACGCACTCGCGTCGACGATCACCGCAGCGGCCGCAGAGGCCGCCGCTGCTGCGCTCGAGCAGCGCGAGACGATCCTGCAAAGTCTGCGGGGTTCGTTCACAGACTCCTGA